TTGGGATAAAAAATGTCATCTTTTACAGACTACACAGAAAATCTTGCACTAACCTACTTGTTTACAACAGGTTCTGCAACTCGTCCTACGGCTTGGTATGTGGGGTTATTTACTGCTGCACCTAGTGATACTGGTGGCGGTACAGAAGTATCTGGTAGTGGTTATGCCCGTGTGGTTACAGGAACCATCTCTGGTAGTGGTACTGCAACTACTTTTACCAATGCTGCAGCTATTGAATTTGCCGCTGCCTCTGGTGGTAATTGGGGAACAATTGGTTGGGCAGGTATTTTTGATGCGTCAACCAGTGGTACTTTGCTTGCTTGGGCGCCATTGACAACATCAAAATCAATTAATGATGGAGACATTTTCCGCATTCCTGCTTCTAGCTTGTCTATTACATTGAGTTAATATGGCTGCTTACGGGAGTGGAGATTACAGCGGAGGTAGATACTCATTTGGAGGAATCATAGGTTCTTTCGCAATAGTATCTACATCTACTGTAGTTATTGTTGGTGATAAGGTAAAAGATGCTCAGTTTGAGATAAGTTCAACTAGCACAGTATCTGTAAGTGCTGTAAATATTGCTACTGCAGGTGTTGAAATTGTTGACACATCTGTAGTAACTGTTGCGGGTGGTATTAGTGCTGTTGGCAATGTTGCCATCATTGCATCAAGTCTTTTAGATATTCAATACAACCGCAAGCTTTCTTTTGCAGCAGTATTTACTGATACGTCTAGTGTTGTTATTGGCGCTAGAAAAAAATGGGAAACAGAAGCAGATACATCTGAAACTTGGACTGCAATTGAAGATGTTTCAGAATCTTGGACAACAGTTTAAATTAGTCTTTTAGGGGTAAAGAATGGCAGATACAACCACCACAAATCTAGGCTTAACAAAGCCAGAAGTAGGCGCTTCAACAGACACATGGGGTACTAAGATCAATACTGACTTAGACCAAGTTGATGCGTTGTTTGATGCTGGGCCAGTTTTAAAAGTTTCCAAAGGTGGCACTGGTGTTGCTACTTTAACTGGCATTGTTAAAGCTAGTGGAACTTCTGCATTTGCAGCAGCTACGGCAGGAACTGACTATATTGCTCCAGGTGGCGCATTAGGTACACCTTCTAGTGGCACTTTAACCAACACTACAGGACTTCCAATTTCTACTGGGGTATCTGGTTTAGGTACAAATATAGCAACATTTCTTGCTACTCCTACATCGTCAAATCTTGCTGCGGCATTAACTGATGAAACTGGTTCTGGTTCTAATGTGTTTGCTACATCACCTACTTTGGTAACTCCAATTCTTGGGACGCCCCAATCTGCAACTTTAACAAATGCAACAGGGCTGCCTTTAACTACGGGTGTAACAGGAACATTGCCAGTTGCTAATGGTGGAACTGGTGCAGTAACCCTAACGGCAAACAATGTCATTCTTGGCAATGGAACAAGCTCACCTTTGTTTGTTGCTCCTAGTACCTCTGGTAATGTGCTGACATCTAATGGTACGACATGGGAAAGTTCTGCTGCACCCTCTCCTGGCATAACTCTTGGTACAAAAATAACTTTATCTGGTACGCAAGGATTATTTACAGGCATACCTTCAACCGCAAAAATAGTTTATTTATTAATAAGTAAGGCTAGTTATACAAGCCCAAATGTTACTTCAACTTACAGTATTAGATTAGGTACAAGTGGTGGTCTTGCAAGTAGTGGGTATCAATCTGGAGGATTTACTATAGCAACAGGGTCAGGAGTAGCTCTTTCTTCTACTTCAGAAATTTTATTAAGCGAATCCCCCGTAACGGCTGGCGGTAATTATTCTGGCATTGCAACTTTTATTTTATTAGACGCAGCTACATACACATGGTCTTTTGATTGTTGCCTTGGTTCACAAAACAACTCCAGAGCTATAGTTGCTGGCGGCACAGTAGTGTTATCTGGTGCTTTAACACAAATAGCATTTGAACTTTTGACTTCAACTTTTGATGCTGGAATTATTAACATTGGTTATATGTAAAGGTACAAAATGCACAAAATTATTTGCGATTTAACAACTGGCGTAACAACACAAGTAGATTTAACAGATGCTGAGTTAGCAGTAATTGCTGAAAAAAAAGCAATTCAAGATGCTGAAAATATTGAACTTGCTAAGACTCAATATCAACGTGACAGGGCTGCTGAGTATCCATCAATCAACAACTATATTGATGGCGTAGTCAAAGGTGATCAAGCACAAATACAAACATACATTGATGCGTGTCTTGCTGTTAAAGCTAAGTATCCAAAGCCTTGAGTTGAGCCATGACACAAGAAGTGACTCATGCCCAAATCTACGAAAGACTACTTGAAGTAGAGTCTAAGGTAGATACTATTGACAAGAACACAAGTGGCCTTGTAGAAGCTATTGACGCTGCCAAGGGTGCTGTAAAGGTTCTTAACTGGATTGCATCCATTGCTCAACCTGTTTTATGGATTGGTGGGTTGATTATTGCCGCTGGTGCTATTTGGCAGACATGGCTTAAAAAGTAATGGCTAATGTAAAACAACAACTAGATATTCCTGCTATACCCTCTTTAGGTACATCAGGAATTGTCTATTCTCAAAATGTCCAGAATCAAAACAATGGCATCTTGAGGTTGTTTTTTACGAAGTTTGTAAACGTCATTAGCTCGTTAATTGGTCCTAATGGTGGAAGATACCTAAACAATCCTTATGGTGTTTTTTTGGATACTACAGACCAAGTAGCAGCCAATACCACAACAGCTTACCCAATAACTCTAAATACAACTAACTTCTCTAATGGGGTGTCAGTTGTAAGCAACTCTCGGATTACTGTGGCTTTAGATGGGATTTGGAACTTGCAGTTTTCAATTCAATTTAAGAACACCACTAATGATGGTCAAGACTTCGATGTATGGTTTCGCAAGAATGGCACAAATGTAGCCAATTCAAATAGGCGTTTTCACCTGCCAGCAAGAAAGATTCTTGCCGATCCAAGTCATTTAATAGCAGCTTTAAACTTTATGGAAAGTTTACAAACAAATGACTACATTGAGATAATGTGGAATACAACTAATACAGGTGTCAGTATTGAGCATTTTGCTGCTAGTTCTACTCCAACAAGGCCAGTAGTCCCTTCAGTCATTGTCACAATGAGTTTTGTGTCTAATCTACCAACGATATAGAATGCAGATATGGCATACATTCCATTACAAATTCCACCAGGCGTATACAAGAACGGGACTGAATATCAGTCTAAAGGCCGTTGGAATAGCGCAAATCTTGTGCGTTGGTACGAAGGCACTATCCGTCCAGTAGGTGGATGGAGGAAACGTGCTTCCTCTCAACTATCAGGAATGGCTCGTGGTTTAATTAACTGGCGAGATAACACAAATAATAGACGTATCGGAATTGGTACGCATTCAAAGCTTTATGCAATGAATGAAGCTGGCACTTTAACTGATATTACTCCAACATCTTTTACTGTTGGTGATCCAGATGCTGTATTAAAGATTGGTTATGGCTATGGTACTTATGGCAACTTTGCTTATGGTGTTGCTAGACCAGACGTAGGCCAATACACCCCTGCCACTACTTGGAGCTTAGATACCTTTGGCGAGTATCTAGTTGCCTGTTCATCTAAAGATGGCAAGTTGCTTGAGTGGCAGTTAAATACTGCTAATGATGCAGTTGCAATTACTAACGCACCAACTAGCTGTACGGGTCTTATTGTTACTCAAGAACGATTCTTATTTGCATTAGGTGCAGGTGGCAATCCCCGTAAGATTCAATGGTGTGACCAAGAAAACAATACTGTTTGGACTCCTGCCGCCACCAACCAAGCTGGTGACTTTGAGTTAACCACAATTGGCTCTCTACAGTGCGCTAAACGCATCCGTGGGGCTACCATTCTGTTTACTGATGTGGATGTACATACTGCAACATACATTGGACCACCTTTTATTTATAGCTTTGAGCGTATTGGTACTGGTTGCGGAGTTATTTCTAAACAAGCGGTAGCAGCTACTGACAATGCTTGTATTTGGATGTCTGGGGCAGGATTCTGGATGTACGATGGCTTTGTTAAACCATTAAATTCAGATGTTTCTGACTATGTTTATAGTAACTTAAATGTTTCTCAATCATCCAAGGTTTACTGTGTGCATAACTCAACATTTGGTGAGATCTGGTGGTTTTACCCAAGCTCTGCTTCTAACGAAGTAGATTCTTACGTTTCTTACAATTATCGTGAGAATCATTGGGCTATTGGTACGTTAGCACGTACGTGTGGGACAGATCGTGGCATCTTTAATAATCCCATTATGGTTTCCACAGATGGATATATCTATGAGCATGAAGTTGGCTTTGCTTATGATGGTCAGACATTGTTTGCTGAGTCAGGACCCGTAGAATTGGGTGTTGGTGACAGGACTATGAGTCTGACAGGATTGGTTCCTGATGAAAAGACTGCTGGTGACGTACAGGTTCGCTTTAGCACAAAGTTCTATCCTAATTCAACAGAATATAACTATGGTCCATATTCAATGGCAAGCCCTACTTCAGTACGTTTAAGCGGAAGACAAGTAGCCGCAAAAATTGAAGGCGTTAGATTAGCTGATTGGCGAGTTGGTGTTATCAGATTTGATGGGAAACCTGGCAGTTTGAGATGATTGACTATGAAAAGTACAAGATTAATGGTGAACTACCATTATGGGCTGTATCTTTTCAAAAAGTAGAGAAAATTCTTCAACCTGCTTTAGAATACGATAACACTCATAATATGCAGGACGTAGCCGACTGTATTGACAGTTGTACGATGCAATTATGGCCTGGGGTTAACAGCGCAGTAGTTACTCAGGTTCAAAACTTTCCAAGAATGAAGGTTTTGCACATATTTTTGGCTTCTGGTGATCTAGTAGAACTAGAGACATTCACCCCCCATATTCAGAAGTTCGCTGAAGACATGGGATGCCACAAGATCACCTTAACAGGACGTAGAGGCTGGTCAAGAACTTTTGTATCCAAATTTAACATGAAGCCAACACATTATTGGCTATCAACGGAGGTGTAATTATGTCTGGTGGTTCAAGTCAACAAACATCGCAGCTTGACCCTGCACTGCGTGATGCTTATTTGCAGAACGTACAAAGCGCACAAGGTGTTGCGGCAGGTTTAGCTCCTAGACAGTTTGCAGAATTTAATGCTGACCAAAATAAAGCATTTAACTTAAATCGTTTATATGCAAGCCCATTAAGCGCACCAACTCTTTACGCTACTGATGCTGCCAATGTACTTCAGCAAGCATCTAAATATGTCCCTCAGAATGTTGCATATAACCCTTATGGTGGCACTACTGTAGATGCTGCGTCTATGGCTGCTCAACAAGGTTATACGCCTACTACTGGCACTTATACTGCTGCAAATGCAGCAACTCAATATGGTGGAGCGCAAACAGCTCCTACTAATCTAGCTACAGGAACTGGCTATACGGCTAATCAGTTTGGTGGATCACAAGCATCTCCTGCTACCTTGGCTCAAGCTACTGGATATACGGCACAAGGGTATGGTGGTCAGATTGGTGAAAATTTGGCTACATTTGGTGGAGTTAGCGCAGGGCCTTCTGCTACAGCATTTGGTCAAGATTATGCTGCGGAAAGATTTGCTGGCGTAGGCGCTGGTGCAGCAGAAAGAGCGCAGGGAGCCGCTTTGGATCGTAGCAATATTCGTAATGTTACTGCTCAACAAATTGCCGCAGAACGTGTTGCCGCAGAGCGTGTTGCAGCCCAACAAGCCTCTGCCGCACAAGCCAATCGTGGTAGCACTAGAGATGTATTTAGCACTGATGTTTTAGGAAGAAATGTAGCCAATGAAGCTATTGGTGAAATTGCTCCACAAGCTCGTGGCAATATTCGGGATATTGAAGCTGCATCATTTTTAAATCAGAATATTCAGCAGTATATGAATCCATATACACAGGCTGTTACTGAACAAAGTTTGAGGGATTTAGAGCGTTCACGTCAATTGCAACAACAACAGACTGCGGCTCAAGCTACTCAAGCTCGTGCTTTTGGTGGATCTCGCCAAGGTGTAGCAGAAGCAGAAACTAATCGTGCATTTGGAGAGAATGCGGCTCGATTGGTTGCTCAACAAAATGCCGCTGCTTATGCTGCTGCCCAACAAGCTTCTGAGGCTGATATTGCTCGTACCATGCAAGCACAACAGCTTAACCAAGCTCAGGATGCGTCAGTTACTCAACAAGCTTTGCAGTTGTCTGGTCAATTTGGATTGGCCAATCAAGATACTGCTTTACGTGCAGCTATGGCTAACCAAGGTGTTGATACACAGTATGGTTTAGCTAATGCTCAACTTCAGCAACAATCAATATTAGCTAACCAAGATGCTAATTTACGTGCAACTTTAGCTAACCAATCCACTGGATTACAAGCTCAACAATTGAATCAAGCTGCTTCTTTACAAGCCGCACAAGCTAATCAAGATGCCTCATTAAGAGCTGCACTTGCTAATCAAGGTATTGACTTAAGTGCTGGGCAGTTGAATACGCAAAACGCTCAACAAACAAATCTTGCTAATCAACTTGCCGCCAACCAAATGTCTCAATTTAATGCAGGAAACTTGCAACAAGCTGGATTAGCTTCTCAAGCTGCGGGTAATCAAGCACGACAATTTAGCGCACAAGCAGGTAATCAAGCATCGTTAGCTAACCAAGCGGCTGCTAATCAGATGGCTCAATACAACACTAGCAATTACCAACAAGCTGGTTTGGGTAATCAAGCTGCGGCTAATGCTTTGACTCAGTTTAATGCTCAACAACTTCAGCAAGCAGGTTTGGCTTCTCAAGCGGCTCAAAACCAAGCATTGCAGTTTGGTGCAGGCGCTCAGAACACTATTGCCTCACAGAATGCCGCTGCACAGAATGCCTTGGCTCAGTTCAATGCGGCTAATCTTCAACAAGCTGGTTTGACAAATGTGGGCGCTTTGAATCAAGCGGGTCAGTTTGGTTCGGCTGCTGCAAACGCTGCTTCACTTGCAAACGCTGCTGCACTTAATCAAGGTCAGCAATTTAATGCCGCTAATCTTCAGCAAGCAGGTCTTGCTAATGCTGCTGCACAGAATCAGCAGAATCTCTTTAATGCTGGTAATCAGCAGGCAATGAGTCTAGCAAACTTGGGCTTCCAAAACCAAGCTTCTCAGTTTGGTGCTTCTGCATTTAACCAAGCAGGTTTGGCTAATCAAGCGGCTTTGAATGCTCGTGCTGCCCAACAAGCAGGATTGACTCAGCAAACTGGTTTGACCAATGCTCAGAACTTCTTGCAGGCTAACTTAGCTAATCAGCAAGCAGGTTTAACAGCTAATCAGCAAGCACTTACTGGTGGAAGTCAGTTGGCCTCTGCTGCTACAAACTTGCAAAACTTGGGCTTTGGTCAGGCAAATCAACTTGCTCAACAAGGAGCTTTGCAACAAGGCTTCTCACAACAACAGTTGGATGCCATCCGCAATCTGCCATTGGAGCAACAACAGATCATCAACCAAGCATTGGGACTCAATGTTGGCGGTGGATCTGGTATGCAAACATCATCTACTTCCAAGCAAGGTTTGCTTGGTTTGCTCGGTCTGTAAGGAGTTTATATGCCTTTTAATCTTGGTTTGCTGTCTGATGCAGCACTTACTGGTCTTAGTGACGAAGAAAAGAGTAGTCTACAAAAGCAAGCTACTCAACAATTCTTGCTTGGCTCTTTGTTAAGCAATGATCCATCTATGGGCTTGAAGTCTGCTTACTCAGTACCAGAGCAGTATTTGAGTGGTCAGAAGGCTATTACTGAAATGCAACAGAAAGCCGCTGATCGTGCTGCCGTTGCTAATTTCCAAGGCAAGTATATGCCTACACAATTTAACGAAGCTAGTCCTCAGTACATGGGTCCTGTAACTCCAGATGTTGCTCAACAACAAAATGAATTAAAGACTGCAAGAGCGCAAGGACTGCCTTTTAACATCCAGAATGCTTTGCAAGATGTGTTGAATTTGCCTACTGCTTCACAAGGGCCAATGCGAGAGACTATTTCCTCATTGCAACCTAAAGTACAAGGCAATTTGTTGCTAAACCCAAATATGGAAATATTACGTGGTTTGCCAACACAAGATAAAGGTATAACATCTCAATACAACCCATTAACGGGTGGTTATTCTGCGGCTCCTGTGCAGAACTATATGCAGTCTATGATTCAGACTACTCCTCCAGAAGTATCTGCTAATACGATGCTTGTTCCAATGCAAGGCGGTGGTTTTAGTCAACAAGCAATCCCAGG